AAATGCGCGAACGTTATGGCGATGGTCAAATCAATATTGCAGACGGCACATTTACAGCAGATGATGGTTTGGCACAATAATCCTATATTTATAAATAAAAAATTATAGGAGTATTAAATGGCAGAAAGAATAGTTTCGCCGGGCGTATTTACAAATGAATTAGATCAATCATTTATCGCCGGCGGAGTCGCACAAATTGGAGCATCTATTGTAGGCCCAACCGTAAAAGGTCCTGCATTGATTCCAACACAAATTACATCATATTCGCAGTTTCAACAAATTTTTGGAACAACGACTACGGATTCATATGTTCCGTATGTAGTTCAAGATTATTTAGCAAAAGGCGGTAATGTAATTACAGTAACACGTTTATTGTACGAAGATGGATATAAATTAACTAATGGCGGCTTAGCAATTATTGCAAAATCTGGATCAGGAGCTAGTAAAGTTCAAGTAGTAACACACGTATTACATCCAACTCAAGCAGTAACTACAGATGGTGCAACAGCGTTATTTGAAGATTCTGTATTATTAGATGGTGGTTCTGGATCATTTGCATTGAAAATTTCAGGTTCATATGTAGCCGCAGCAGATTCAGCAATTGGATTTAATGGATCATTTGCAGTTGCCGAAGGTGTTGCAATATCTGCATCAATTGTTTCAACAAATAATGAATATGTTCCTACAGTATTTGCACGAAATGCTAAATCAGTAAATTATCCAGTATATGTTCAATATGAAAATATCAATGCATCGTCTTTATTTGCTAATTTAGGAGATGTTACTGTAGAATTAGCAAAACTTTCAAATTATGAATTTTTGCAAGATTATGCAACTGCATCAACCCCGTGGATTACATCACAGAAAATTGGTTCAATTACAAGAAACTTGTTTAAATTTCATACTTTATCTCATGGTAATTCAGTTAATTATGATGTAAAAATTGGAATTCGTGATGTAAGATTAGGTTCTGAAACACCGGATCCAAACGGCTATGGTTCATTTACAGTTGAAATTCGTCGAGTAAATACATCAACACCACAACCTGGTTTTGTAAATGCAGTTGATACATCACAAGATACAGATGGACAACCTGAGATTGTAGAAACATTTATTAATGTTAACTTGAATCCAGCATCTCCAAATTATATTGCTAGAAAAATTGGTACACGTTATCAAACAATTAATAATTCAAATCAATTGGTTATCAGCGGCGACTATGCAAATAATTCAGCATATGTAAGAGTTGAAGTAGATCAATCCGTTGAAGAAGGTTTAATTGCTCCATCATTAGTACCATTTGGCTTCCGTTCATTGAATTCTCCAATTCCAATGGCATCTGGATCTTTAAATTTAAGTGCAGCATCATATGCAACATCACAAGTTGTTTCAAGTCAGTATAATCCAAATAATTACTTTGGATTCGATTTTGCCGTTCAAAACAATTTAAATTATTTAGCTCCTGTACCTACTTCGGGTTCAACAACCGGTAGCAATTCAGATTTCTACTTAGGAGATGTGTCACAAGATGCTTCAGTTAATTTCCCAGCTGGCACTGCATATTCTGGTTCATTACAAACTGCATTAGTAGCAGGAACATTTACAACAAATGTTGCAACATCAACTCGTAAATTCATACTTCCATTCCAAGGAGGATTTGATGGCGCTAAACCAAATCTAAAAAAATATTCAGGTACTAATATTGTGTCAACAAATACATTTGGTTTTAATTGTTCTACGGGAACATCGACTGGTACAGTTGCATACAACAAAGCATTTACGTTGTTAAGTAACACTGACTACTATGATATGAATTTACTTGTTACACCAGGTATTATTGATAGTTTACATCCAAATGTAACTGGATTAGCAAGAACATTGTGTGAAACTCGTCAAGATACATTCTATGTAATGGATACGAATGCATTAACAGATTCAATTTCAACAGTAGTTAATCAAGTTACGTCAATGGATAGCAATTACACTGCAGCATATTGGCCATGGTTAAAAATTAATGGTGCAAACAATGTTCCAACTTGGGTACCACCATCAACTTTAATTCCAGGAGTATTAGCATTTAATGATACTAATCAAGCTCCATGGTATGCCCCTGCAGGTTTAAATCGTGGTTTGATTACTGCTACTGATACTTATGTTAGATTATCACAATCAAACCGAGATACATTGTATGATGCTCGTGTTAATCCTATTGCGAACTTCTTAAACGATGGAATTGTTGTATGGGGTCAAAAGACACTACAAGCTCGACCAAGTGCATTAGACCGCGTTAATGTGCGCCGTTTGTTGATTGCAGTTAAGAAATTTATTGCATCTTCAACACGCTATTTAGTATTCGAACAAAATACTACATCAACACGTAACCGTTTCTTGAACATTGTTAATCCGTATATGGAACAAGTGAGAGCAAATCAAGGTTTATATGCATTCCGAGTTGTTATGGATCAAACAAATAACACCCCGGATTTAATTGACCAAAATATTTTATACGGTCAAATATTCCTTCAACCAACTCGTACGGCAGAATTCATTATTCTAGATTTTAATATTCAACCAACAGGTGCGTCATTTGGCAATGCATCGGCATAATATTAAATAAAAAAGTATAAAAGGCAGGGTTCGCTCTGCCTTTTTTTACATTCTCGATATTTATATTAAAAATAGGAAAGAACATGGCATTAATAGATCAATTGAATCCAAACTTAGACGCTGTTTCAAATGTTGATATTTGGAATAAAGCATATTCTTGGGAACCAAAACGCCAGCATCATTTCATTCTTGATATGGATGATATTCCATCTTATCTTATCAAAGCATCAGGTAAACCAACAATTACTAACACAGCTGTTGAATTAGATATGATTAACGTTAAACGTTATGTTGCAGGTAAACATGCATGGGACACCATAACTATGACATTGTATGATGCAATTGTTCCATCTGGAGCACAAGCTGTTATGGAATGGGTTCGTTTACATCATGAATCAGCAACAGGTCGCGATGGTTATTCATCATTTTACAAAAAAACACTTAAGTTGCATCAACTTTCTCCATTAGGTGAAATAATTGAAGAATGGCAACTTAATGGTGCATTTATTACTAGTGCAGGATTTGGAACTTTTGATTGGTCAAGTGATGCGGTACAAGAAATTGAATTGACTATACAATTTGATTGGGCATTCTTGAATTTCTAATTCAAAATAAAAATTATATTAAAGCCCCTTAAATTGGGGCTTTTTTTATGTTCGAACATATTTATAATAAAGGTTATAAGAAATTATGAGTACACATACTACTAAAATTGATCCAAACATTATTGAATTAGCAAAACAGCGTTATGAAACAAAACAACGAAGCAAATTGCCTAGTGTCATTGTTTCATTAGCTAGCGCCGGAAAAATTTATCCCGAATCATCACCTCTACGTAGCGGACAAATTGAAATGCGATATATGACTGCATATGATGAGGATATTCTAACAAATACATCTTATATTAAAAGCGGAGTAGTATTCAATAAATTGTTAGAATCAATTATTGTTACTGAAGGCATTAATGTTCAAGAAATTTCAACATATGATAAAAATGGATTGATACTTTATTCTAGAATATTAGCATATGGTACTGAATATCCAGTGCAAGTTATTGATCCTAATACAAAAACAACATTAGATCGAGTTATAGATTTATCTAAAATTAAATTTCGACCATTTGAATTAAAAACAGATGAAAATGGAGAAATTGATTATGAGGTTGCTGGCAATACATTAAAATTTTCATATAATAGTGATTTAGATTTAACCAATGTAACTATATCTCAAATGTTACAAACAATTATTAAACAGGTCAATCAATCTAGATCAAATTCTGATATTGAAAATTTTATTCGTTATGAATTCATGTCAAAAGATGCAAAAGATTTTCGACTATTTTACGTAAAAAATCTACCAGGAATTGATTTAACATATGAATTCGAAGGTGAAAATGGAGGCACCTTCACAACTGGATTTCAACTTGGATCAGACCTTTTTTGGTTTTAAACCAGAAGACCGAGTATTTTTACATGATAATTTATTTAATATGCTTTGGCATGGCGAAGGTCGATGGGACTGGGATACTTTGTATAATATGCCAATATTTTTACGACGCCGTTGGATGAAACATGTTTCTAGAATATTAGAAGAACGAGAAGAATATCAAAAGAAAATTGCAGAATCTAGAAAAAACAAACAATCGAAACGATCACATGCGGCAATACCTAAATCAGTATCTAAAAAATAACTAGTAAATATTTATATAAAAATAAGTATTTATGACTAATCAACAATTCATACAACATTTAAAGCAACAACCTCGCCATGGTTTTGATATCAATTCATTCATTAGAGGCATCGAAGATAGTTTCGATGCGTTAAGTGATTTTGGGAGATACACCACACAAGCAATAACGGCGGCAAAAGATCTTTCTAAACAATTACTTGAAACCGGAGAAATGGGTTTTCAAGGATTAATGAAATCGCAAATTTCTTTAAATCTTGGATTATCTAAAACTATAGAAATTAACCAAGTACTTCAAACTAAATTTTTAGCGTTAGGAAAAGCAGCTGCATTTGTAGAAGAACGAAATGCAGTTTTAAATAAAGGTTTTGGAATATCAAGTAAAAATGCAGCTGAATTAAGCAAAAAATTTATAGAATTATCTAAAGAGAATAAAGTATTCGGAAATCAAATCAATTTTTCCGGTGAAGCAATGAATGAGTTTGCTATTAACATTAAAAAAATGTTACCAACATATAATCAATTAGCAAAGGCTGATTCTAGTTATTATAAAAGTTTACAACAATCTCAAGCTATATTAATAGAAGGACTTGGTCTAACAGAAGAACAAGCCAATTCATTTACTCAATTTACCTCTGCCGGCGAACTCAATGCTGCTCGACAATTGCAATTAACTGAAACAATTGCTAAATCAATGGGTGATGCTGATGGTAAAATGGGATATATGAAATTAATTACCGAAGGTATTGCTGAAGCTGGGGCAGATATTCAATTACAATATGGTCGATTACCTGGTTCTTTAGAACAAGCAACCATCAAAGCAGCTAGATTAGGATTAAAACTAGAAGATTTAGCAGGTGCTGGCGAATCTTTATTAGATATTGAAAGTAGTATAGGTAAAGAATTAGAATATCAATTATTAACCGGTCGTCAATTAACAAATGATCAAAATCAAAGTTTAACTAATTTATATCGAGAAGCAACACTTCGAGGAGATGCTAACGATCAAGCAAATATACTTAACGAAATTATCGAAAAAGAAGGCGGCAATTTAGAAAAGAATTTATTTGCTAGAAAGCAAATGGCTGATTTATTAGGTATTCAAGAACAACAATTGGCTAGTGCTATACAAAAACAAAAAATTTTACAAAAAGCTGGAGAACAAGGAATTCCAATAAATATTGATGATAATGGATCGATAGAACGAGCAGCTGAAGCTTTAAAAAATAAAGGAGAGTTAACAGCTAAGGAGTTTGATGAATTCATGGATAGTAATAATACTGCAACAACAGAAACTCTTCTTAAGGAACAATTATCGATTGCAAATGAACAATTGATGTATACAAGAATGGATGTTCAAGCAAATCGAGAACAATTAATCAAAGCTGCAAAACAAATGGCCGCTGCATCAACAGGATTATCAGATTCTCAATATGATGCTTTAGGAAAAACATTAACTGTATTAGGAGTACCCCAAGCTGCAGCAACCGAGATCATAGATTCTGCAACTAAAGCAACCGTTGATGGTGCTGGATCTGTACGAGCTAAAAAAGGTAATGACCTTATAGCAACACCAACGGGGTATGGCGATCGCATACTGCTAGCAGGAGAAGATACATTTGCATTAAACAATGATGACACAGTTGTTGCCGGAACTAATTTATTTCCAAAATCTAATTCCGGTAACACTGGTTTAGCATCGAAAATAGATGAGTTAATTGCAGAAATACGAAATCAAACACGCATATTATCAAAACGAGATAACACATTTGGTGCTGGTATAAACAGTGCATATTATGGATAGGAAAAACAATGAGTAACCCAACATTAGGAGCAGGACAACAATTTACGGGGCCATTTAATATACTGCCAGATACGCTACAAACTAATCCTACTACACAAAATAATTCACAATTTACGCCATTTTATGATATTATAACTACTACAGAAACTAATTTCATATCAAACCCACCAAATCCAACGTTAAATGCAACACAACAATTTACGACACCATTTAATATACTACCGGATCCGCTACAAACTAATCCAACTGTTGCATATTCATCGCAATTTAGTCCTGCTAGCAATATAGGTGTAACAATTGGCATTGGCAATCCAATATTAGGTTTTGCTCCACCGATACAACAATTATCTAATCCGACAATTTTTGATCCAGGTGCAACTCAACAGTTAACACAAACGCCTTATATACCAGCAGCTGGTTATGTAGGCAATCCATTTGACTCGCCAGTATCATATCCATCATATGCACCAATATTAGCACCAGCAGGTACAAGATTATTTCCGGAATCATTAATACAAGCTCCATTAAATGTAACTGGCAGTTTTACAAACTTAACTAATGATAAATTTTTAAGAAATAGTTTTGGTTATGCTAGCAGCATTGCAGCCGGCGCATTAGGATTTCCGCAAATAGGACAAAGTGCTCAAAAAGTATTTAATACTGCAATTGATAGCAACGGCGTACTTGATAATACATATTTTACATTACCTTTTAATCAATTAACTAATAAATTAAATTTTAGCGGAAATGTAATCGATATTACTAATTCGATTGGAAGTTTATCACCATATCCAGATTTTCGAGCAAAACGTTTTGCAAGTGCATTTGCCAATCAAAGTGCAAATTTACTTACAAAAATAGGTTCGGCAATTGGCAATGCCAGAAAAGATGGTGCAGCTGCTTCATTACGTCCAGGTCTTGCAAGTGGAAGAGCCGGACTTTATGCCGGCACATCATTAACGCCAGCTGGTGCTTATGCATTATTTAATTTAAATGGTGTTGGCCAATTTGGTTATGGTTGGGGTGAACATGACAATAAATTTGCATTACGAAGTGATTTTACATTGCGTAGTCAAATAAATACAGAATGGCGACCTAATCGGATTCAAGGAAATAAAGGAAAATTTGCTAGAACAAATTTCCCATTAGAAGTTGTAACACCATTTCGCGGCGATAAAGTTACTGTTATCGATTTTGGAAAACGTTTATTAAAAAATGCATATCAATGGAAACCATCACCTGAACTAGATTCTGAAAATTCAACTGTACCTAAAACATCATTAACTAAAGACTTTATAAAGTTTTTCTTAACAGGACCAACGTTAACTGCAAAAAATTTAGTTGCCGGCGGCGGCTCTGATGATATCATTGTATTTAGAGCGGTATTAACTAGTTTAGCTGATTCATTCTCACCATCATGGACAGATGTAAAAATGATCGGCCGCGCCGATCCAAATTATCAATATACTGGATATGGAAGATCTTTAAGTTTAGGATTTGATATTGTTATAACCGACCGCGATGAAATCAAACCAACATGGAGAAAATTAAATGCACTTGCTGGTTATTGT